ACCGTCTAATGACCGTACAAAGCGCCGACGCTGCAGGCGTCATCTATGACCATGCAGGCCGCAACACAAGTAGCCAATTCGTTACAAACTTAACCGTAGAGGAAGGCAACCAGCCGCGCGTTATTGACGTTGCCGTAGACAAAAACAAGGAAGCCGTAACAGCCGAGGTATTAAAAGTAGTTGAAAAAGTTATGGCTGTTACTAATCGACAAATGAAGGTTCGCTAATGGCCGGTATAAATATCCCGATTATTACGTCGTTTGCGGATAAGGGAATTAGCGCAGCCGAAAAAGCGTTCGGCAAGTTTGGTAAAACAGGCGTAGCAGTAGGCGCCGCGTTTGCAGCTACAACGGCGGTAGTAGTCGCAGGTTTAACTAAAGCCGTTAGCGCCGCTATCGAGGACCAAAAAAGCCAGGCGCTATTAGCCAAACAGTTAGAAAACACTACGGGCGCGTCACGTATGACTATTGCCGCTACCGAGGAATTTATTACCCAAATGCAATTTGCTACAGGCGTAGCCGACGACGCTTTACGCCCCGCGTTGGGTTCGCTGGTACGTGCAACAAATGATTTAGCTACCGGACAAGACCTATTAGGGCTTGCCATGAATATAAGCGCGGGTACTGGACGCGATTTAGAAAGCGTGTCGCTGGCATTAGGCAAGGCCTTTAATGGCAATTTGGCTGGTTTAACAAAACTTGGTATAGCGCTAGACCCCAACATTATTAAAACTAAAGATTTTGGGTTAGCACAAGCCGAACTAAATAAACAATTTGGCGGCGCTGCAGCTGCAGCCGCTAACACTTATGAAGGCCAACTAAAACGTTTAGGTACTGTTTGGACTGAATTAAACGAAACTATTGGCTACGCAATTTTGAATAATATTTACGTTAAAGACGCGATAGGGCTATTACCTGGCGCGGCAGCGGCAGCTATTAAAGCGTTTGGTACTGGTGGTTTAGGTGGCGCGCTAGACGCATTTCTAGACAACATGGGCGTAGTAGGTGCATACGTTAAATTGTGGGCGGCTTCAATCGTCCACGAATATAACGACATGGCACGAAAAGCCGCTAACGCGTTAGTTATTTTGTCCTTAGGTTTTGTGCAACTTGTACCAGGTTTTAAAAAAGCCCAAGACGAAATACAAAATAACTTAATGATGACCGATTTACAAATGCAAGCAAGCCGAACCTATGTCGACGATTTAACAAGGGCGTTATATGAACAAGCTGCACAAACTAAACGTAACGGCGCAGCCGCCGACAGGTTAAGCGGCCAGGCAGAAGCGTTGGGTTACAAGTTGGCGCCAGTTGTCGAGCAGTTAGACAAGGTAGGCGGGGCAGCCAAAAAGGTAGATACAACGGTTAGCGACGCCGCTAAAGCATTACAAGAGGATTTAACAAAAGCATTAGACGCAGCCAAAACAGGATTAGACGACGCCCAGGCCGCGTTTGACGGTTTTGCCGAAAGCGTGTCGACAGGGCTACAAGACGCATTTAGTTTTAAAGACGCTAAAGACGCAGGCGACGACACAGGCAAGGGCTTTTTGTCTGGTCTACGTGACCAAGTAGCAGGGATAAACAGGTATAGCGCCGACGTTGAAGCGTTGCTAAAGGCTGGACTATCGCAAGACGCCCTACAAGCCGTATTAGCTGCAGGCGGGGAAAGTGGCGCGGCTATTGCCGCCGAACTTGTTAAAGGCGGCTCTACTGCCATTATTGAAACTAACGCGCTAGTTGAAAGCGCCAAATATGCAGCCGATTTAATCGGTCAATCTGCCGCGCAACAATGGTACGGCGCGGGCGTATCTAACGCCCAACAATACTTAAAAGGCGTTGAAGCCGCTTTCGCTGTAGCCCAGGCACGACTAGCAGGTAAAGGAATTAAATTAGCCGACGTTAAAGGCATTTCGGCAGGATTTAACGACGCTATTAGTAGCCCTGTTGCCGCCCCTATTACTCGCCCTACCCCTGGCTATGGTGGGCCAGGCGGCGGAATAACGGTGAACATTAACGGCGGTATATCAACTAGCGCCGAAATTGGTAAAGCCGTTGTAAACAGTATTCGCCAATTTAATTTACTTAACGGCCCCGCAAATATTCAGGTTGCGTAATGGCTACCGCGTTACTTAACGGCGGCCCCGACTACCTAGTAGAACTAGACACGGGCGCAATAGTCGACGGATTTGAATTAGACGACGCTATACGGGGCGTTTTAGATAACCCCGACTACGTGCTAGACGGTTCTACCGTGTTTGCAGATATAACCGAATATGTAGAAACCGTAAACATTAGGCGGGGGCGCCAAAGGACAACAGACCAAACTACGCAAGCGGGTACCTGCAGTTTTACTATGCGCGAATACGTATTAGACCAAAACCTAAACCCGTTAAACGACTTAAGTATCTACTACGACAGCGCCCAAGATATGCCAGGCCTAGCCCCGTTACGTATCGTTCGGGTATCACGTGACGGCGAATATCTATTTGTAGGCCGTGTAACTAACTACGATTACCGCTACACGCTGGGCGCGCTTGATGAAGTTACGGTAGTTTGCGCCGACGATTTTTATTTACTTAGTCGTACAGCGTTAGCCACGTTTACACCTGGCGCCGAAACTAGCGCCGCCCGCCTGTCGACTGTTTTAGCCCGCCCTGAAGTTGCTTACGCAGGCGCTACAAGCATTACGGCAAGCCCTGTAACTACCTTAGGCAATTACCTTGTAGCCGATAATACGCAGGTAGCGGCATACATAAACCGTATTAACGAAGCCGAACAAGGCCGTATTTTTTTGTCACGTAGCGGCGTATTGACCATGCAGCCGCGTATTACTAGCGCGTTTAGCGGCCCTGCCTTAGAACTATCTGACGTTGGCGACGTACCGTACAACGCGTTAACTATTGAATTTGACGCGTCTAACGTTGTTAACAGGGCTTCAATATTGCGCGAAACAGGTATAGCCCAAGTAGCAACCGACGCAACGTCTATAGCCCAATATTTTACGCAGTCCGTAGAACAAACCGACAGCCTTTTATCGAGCGACGCCCAAGCCGCAACGTTGGCTAGTTACCTTTTAGTGGCCCAACCGTCGCCCCGTTATACGTCTGTAGGTATATGGTTTGGCAGTTTGACAGCCCCGCAGCGCGCCGACGCCGCAGTAATTGAAATAGGCGACTTGATAGAAATAACTAAAACCGAAACGTTTGGTACTGTCACCCAAGAACTATACGTAGAGGGCGTAGAGCATATTATTACGTTTGACGGTGGCCACGCTATGCGCTATTACACAAGCCCTACAAGCCTGGTATATGCGTTTATTCTTGACGACCCAATTTACGGCGTTTTAGATATCGCCGACCCCCAACCCGCATTAAGTTAGGATACAAATTATGGCTATACAAACGTTTACCGCTGCACAAATTTTGACCGCCGCGCAAATGAACGCGTTACAAGGCAACGATTACAACCAAACCGTATCGACTAAAACCGCTAACTATGTTTTAACGGCAGCCGATAAGGGCACGCGTATTGCTATGAACGCTGCAGGCGCTACAAGTATTACGGTTAATACGTCGCTATTTTCTGCAGGCGACAGCCTTTTTATACAGAACATTGGCGCGGGTACTTGTACGGTTACGGCTGGTACTGCAACGGTTACTACGGCTAGTTCGTTGGCGTTGGCACAATGGGGGGGTGGCACGCTTTATTTCACTAGTGCTAGTGCTGCAATTTTTTTTAGCCAACAGTCAGCGACCTACGGTGTTGCTACAGGTGGCACATCATCAAGCATTACAGTTGGCGGAATAAATTACACGCTGCTTGCTTTTACATCAGACGGAACTTTAACTGTTACTAAAGCGGGTTTGTTTGATGTAATGCTTATTGGTGGCGGCGGCGGCGGTTCTAATTACAACCCAGATTTTAATGGTGGTGGCGGCGGCGCAGGCGGTGTTGCAGTTGCAACAATTTACCTTGACGCAATTTCGCAGGCGGTCGACGTCGGAGCGGGTGGTACTGGTGCATCTATTAGCCCAACAAGCGGTTTAACCAGTTTTTTAGGTTCATTAACAGTAGGTAGTACCGTTGCGCCTGTGGCTGTTGGTGGTGGTGCTGGTGGTGCTGCTGGTACAGCAAAGGCCGGCGGTTCAGGTGGCGGTCAATCAACTGCAGGCGGTGCAAGCGCTGGCGGTTCAGGTACATCAGGACAAGGGAACGCAGGTTCGGGCGGTATAGGTACAAACCTTGCTACAGGTGGCGCGGGCGGTGGCGGCGGTGCAGGTGCAGTCGGTGGCGCGGGAACTGCATTAGTTGGCGGTGCTGGCGGTGCAGGTTTAAGCATTGCTACATTTATCCAAACGGCGACAACAGTTGCGGGCGGCGGTGGCGGCCAACGGCAATCAGGTTCAAGCGGTGCAGGTGGTACAGGGGGTGGCGGTGCAGCCAGTAACGCGGGAACAGGTACGGCGGGAACTGCAAATACTGGCGGCGGCGGTGGCGGTGGTGCTACAGGTGCCGCAGGTGGTAGCGGTGTTGTTTATGTAAGGTTTAAAGTATGAGCGACCCAACTTATTACGCACAAATTAACGCGGAAAACATTGTTACAAATGTTGCGGTAGTTACTGCCGAATTTATGGCAGAAAACCCCGACCGTTACCCTGGCGTTTGGATAGAAACTTTTATAGGCGTAGAAGGCAAAACCTACGCAGGAATTGGTTACACGTGGAACGGAACAGATTTTGAACAGCCAGTAGAAGTTAAACCATGACCGTTAATAACTTGCCTAAATTTATTATTTTGCTTGTCGGTTTGCTATGTCTAACCGCGCTTATGATTGCCGACAAAATCGACATGGCTAGCGGCGTACCAATGCTAACTATGATTATTGGCTACTCAATAGGTAACGGCGTTAACGCTAAACAAGGCGGCGAAAGTAGCAACGTGTTCGGCAATAAATCTAAAAAGTGATACCAGCAATTAAAAAACTTGTTTTACCTGCCACGTTGGGGCACGTTAACCCAGGCGAACTACCCGCAAATATGCTTGTAGATATAAAACCGTTTGGGAAGCTGCACCCGCGCGCCGCCAACGCATACAACGCGATAAGAGCCGCCGCGTTTGCTGCAGGTATAAAACAATTTAAACCCATTTCGCAAGGCGATACGTACAGGTCAT